GTTTGAAGTTTTGCCTGGAGTTTAGAGATACAAGGAGAGATTATAAAAAAAGGTTCGATATCACTGGACATAACGCACATCAGCATGTATTATACATACATCAACTACACGAAAGGAGAGACAAATGAAACCCACGCACTTAACACCTCGTAAATGTAAATTAAGCAGGTCATGCCTTGGATGGACACAAAAACAACTAGCTGAATCCGCGAATTGCTCTTCATCAACTGTAAGCAGTTTTGAAAACGATAAAGTTATCGGCTTTAATACGGTGCTTGCTTTGGATAAAGCGCTGACAGAAACAGGAAAAGTGAAGATTTATTCTTACGGATTTGAATTTAAGGAAGGAAACGTAGCACGGCGCTACATCAACTATAATAAATTATGAAAACAAGGAAACTAAGCATGGTAACCTTAACTAAGGAGAGAAAGAAAATGAAATCCACAGTATTATTGTCAGCCGCCACAGCCATAATTGTAACCATAGCACTGATGGCAATCACAGCAACCGCTCAGACAGCCTTAGAGGCCTATGGCAGCACGTACGATCAAAATGACCGCTACGGTGAGCAGCGGCTTAGGGACAGCATGGACAGGGGGCAGAGACATTCTCAGCATATGCAACAGATGAGACTACAGCAGCAGCAACTGGATCTAATGCGGCAGAGTCAACAGCAACGGCAGCAGTCACAGTTACAGCAGATGCGCAACAACCAGTACCAGTACCAGTTGCCATCACAGCAGTATAATCAGTACTAGTTAAGCTGCTCGTATTCGATGTATGAACCGGCTTTTATTTTTGAGCTAACGCCAGACGATGTATTTTTCGACCACTCGACAGCTATATTGGTTGGCTGGTGTGGGGTGCGCAATACAGCTTCGCCTTTGAGCAGCAGGACTTTGTCCGCTGTAAGGGATTTGGCAATTAATGTTTGCACCCCTACAACATCAAATGATGTGCCACCGATAGTGTCATATACAACGTAATGCATTTTAGCAGATGAAATTGTTTGGTTTATATCAAATTTAAACTTGAATCCTGAGTTGCTACCTGATGATTGAAACATGATGAAAAACTTAATCCGCCAGTTTCTGTTGCTAGCCAGTGCTGTAGAACCGAAAAAAGGCTCTCGAAGTAGCGCTGACCCGTAAGACAGTATATCTGTCAAAACAAACTTTCTCAGGGGGGCGTTGACAGGGGAAGGTAGATTGGTTAGATTCTCGCCATTAACAGCCGGCAGAACACCGCCATCCAAAAGACGTACAATATCGTTGCCTTCGACGCCTGTCTTGACCCCTAGTGTAGGCCCGGTGCCGTAGTAACGTAACGTGTCGTCAATAGCTACCGTGGCGCTGGTGGATTGAGCTAGACCAACAACCTGATAGCCAGTTCCATCCCAAAAAAACATGTAAATACTGCCTGCGTACAGGTCAAACGCTGACAGTTCCAATCCGGGGCGTCTATGCAGAGGTACTGCCGCAGTGCCGTTTATACTGATCGTGCTGGCTCCTGTGTTTGTTGCGTGAACCCGGCACAACACATACCTGATATCATTGTGATATTGGTAGCTGCTCGCATTAAGTGCCAGGCTGTAAACGTTTGGCTGACCTGATGTGACATTAGAGCCATCTGTGTCACCCCTGTGCCTCGCAACGGCTGCCATGTGCTCTCGCATGATATTATTGACATCACTCATCTTAGCGCCAGCAGGGCCTTCTGCCCATCCGTCAGGAGTGGTTTGTTGGTTGTCGTCTGCCTGCTTCTTCCAGAATGCTAAGTCCATGGTGGCCTCAATCGTAAATTGTTACGGTTTTTCTTGTATTTGGAGTACATCTGCACTAATATTATAACAGTGCAAGACAACAACCAAACAACGGAGAGAATGAAAATGGAAATTATTTTATGCCTCGGACACTACGATGCTAAATTCAAGCTTGAAGCTATGCCGAACCCTAAAGAATGGCAGATTATAAACAGTGGTCAAAACGTTTACCTTGTTCGTTATGTAAAAGGAAATAAGTAATGATTAATTTAGTTACAAAACTTTGCTTTATTGCCTTCTATATACCTTTCGTGATAATTGTATGGATTATCAAAAGCCCGGAAGAAGAGAAAAAAGAGATGAGCGAAATTGAAAAGGCTGAGCGGAGGTTCGACAATGCCGCTCATGCACTTTGGATGAAGTCTAACTTTAGCATGAGAAACTCTCCAAGCGTATACCTTGACCGCAGCAGTAAAGTTGGCTTTAAGGGATTAACACAGGAAGAGTACGCTCTTTTTCGCAACATTAATCATGAATCGTAATGGTAACCCCTGAACTATTCATGATAATTGCAATCTGCGTAATGGTTTGCATTTTGATATCTGTTGATGTCAGCCGAATAACACGGAAAAGAAAGAGAGCTGCAAGAAAAGCCAGGCCAATCACAAATAAAGGATACGTTACGATGCATAAAGTCCAACCCTGCCGCAAATAATCACATACAGTAAAAGGAACCATTCCTGTACAAAAACGTACAGAAACCTGATACATCCCCGGCAACCAGGCTGCCACCGTCGCGACCTAGAACCGGGGTTCTTCCGATTGCGTTAACGTTAATATTAACAATTCCATCGGAGTTTGAGTTAACCACGTAGCCGGTAAACGACATGCCGTTGAAGTAGGCGTCATAACTGCTCCGGTTCAACTGTACTTCATAGTCCCCGGACGGCCCCAAAACCTCAAGAGAGCCGTCACGGTCTTTATTGTCTCGAGCTAAAACCGCCATCATTTCCCTGCCAGTATCATTAACATCACGCAGTACCATTTCATCTTCTTCCCATCCATCAGGTGCGGATACATTATTTCCTGATGCTGTGACATTCCAATTTTCAATGTCGGCCATTTCTTTGTCTCCTTCAAGGCTTTGTTTGATAGGCTTGGTTGGCTGGCTTCTGATGGTTGCTATTTCGCCATCGGAAGTTCTGTATTCAATTTCTACTTCAATGTATGCCCCAGCATCCGAAATCTGGGCCTTGTACGTGCTTCCTTTTGCTGATACTAATCTTACACCGTTAGAATACCAAACGTATTTAAACGTATAGCCGCCATCAAAATTGATAATTGATGATGCGGCAGTGAGTATCGAGCCAACAAAAGCTCGCCCATTAATCGACACGGCACCGACAGAGGGGCCAGAAGAGATGTTTATGAATATTGGGATGGCTGATACAGTGTGTACGTTACCTTTGCCATCAGTATATCTAGCCTTGCATAACAAGGTGTGCCCCCTGTCTGCTTCCGTGACCGGGTAGCTTGCTGTGTGAGATGTCGAGACGCCGCTTCGAGTCCAGATGTACGTTACTCCATTTATCCCGTCTGCATCCGTCAAGCTGTTTGATGGCGTTAACGTATTACCCGGCGTAGGCGTGCCGGAAACCGTAACGCTACCTATTGGCGGCGAGTTTGTTGCTTCTGACACTGGGGCGCTTAATGCGCTCCACTCAGAGTATTGGTTTGTGCCGTCGGTAAAATCTACACGGACACGTACCTTGTCGCCTACATCGCTACCGGATAAAGCCTGACTCGGCCCTGTCGATTTGTGTATTCCGCCTATTGCCCACTGTTGACCGGTGACGCTTATAGGGCCGTCTTCATCAGCAAAGCTGTGGGTGTACGTTAATGTATTGCCAGATACCAGAGACCCCACGATAGTAGCAACGCCTGTAGGAGCCCTGTCAGTTGCGCCGGATATAGGAGCGCTTAAGTCGCTAGGTACCCTGTAAGAGGTTGAACCGTCGTTAAAGTCTACGTAAACCCTGAGGCGCTCGCCGATATGCTCATTTGTCAAGTTGAAGGTCGGGCCGTCCCATCCTAAATCCCCGTCACGCTCCCACTGTTGCCCGGTAACAGTTATATTGCCATCTGGGTCAGAGAAATTATGCGTGTATCCGAGGGTATTGCCTGGAGATATGATGCCCGAAATTGAAGGTTTTCCAGTAGGAGGCCTGTCAGTTGGCGTTGTTGCTCCGCCGCCTTGCATTACCACAGGAAATGGCCCCCACTGTGAGGCTGAAGAACCTCCGCGTCCAAACCTATTGATCGCTTTGCGGTAATTGAGGAGCGTTTGTGGGCCGGGAGTTGAGCCGTGGGTACGAGCAAGCCCGAACGAATGTACCGGTAGAACTCCTTTTGAACCGTAATACCAGGCTAAATGCTCTGGCGATGCAGCACTACTATAGCCGGCGCCGTGACCAAATGGATTTGATGGCGCGTTTCTCCAGGAGTGCGTACGGTTTTGACGGGAATATCTACTGTCCCCGTTCAACAGGCAGTGAAGCCCGCCCGCGTTATAAACATCCCTGACTGATTGTAAAATATCCAGATTAGAATAAGGGAATTGGATGTAAGTGTCGCTGATTGATATGCCAAATTTTGCCGCTATCAGGTCTCCCACATTGGTTCCGCTGTCGAATATTGGCAGCATTTGAAGCAAGTTAATCCGGTTTCCACCGCTGTCTCTGGGAGCCCGCGTGTTAAGCCAATCCCATATTTGATGCATGCCGTCAAGGTATAGTGGTTTGTTAAATCCTGAAGGCAGTTGACTTTGGGCGCCCTGAAAATACTCAGCAATTTGCACGCTGTGCATACCGGTATTGTTACCGTATTCTTTCAAAAAAGCTTCCATCGCCCACTTGCCATGGTCAACAACAGCCTGGACATCAAATCTTGCGTGGTCAGCGTCATGTCCGTTTGCGTTGCCTGCCTCGATCCAGTGCCAGGCTGACCTGTTGGTCACAAATTTAGGGACGTTTCCAATACCTCCGGAAGCTGTCAGGCCAACAATAATACCAAGCTTTGCGACACCGGAGCCGTTATTGACAAGAGAGCTGTTTAATGCTGATTTAATGCCGTCATAAACGTTCCCGCCCCCGGGCGACCCAGACTTATTCCAGATATAGTTTGACCAGTTCTTGTCTCGCGCCTGGGATTCGGTGGGAAGGATGCTCGAATTTACATAGAAATTTTTCCACTTCAAATGCTGAAACAGCACAGGGTAAACGCCGCCTGTAAACGCAGACGGATACGACGACCGGGCTGGCCCCATGAACTCAGCATAATCTATCTCGAACCAATTAGATTTAGGCTCATTCAGAGGGTCAAGGCCCTGGGGCCTGTCCATTATCGCGCTAAAGTGGCGTATGCCGTTTATATTGGTCATATATTACTCGCCATAACTGGCACCCCGTAAATTGATATTGCCCCAGGGTCATTGGCAGACGCCGATACCGCAATGGACTCACCTATTTCCATAGGTATGCCCGTGCCTAAAAATTGAGCCTGAAAGACCACCCCCGAATTTGTAGTCGTTAATATCCTGTTGGCTGGCTCATAGGATGACTCTGAAGCCAGCCTATGGAAAAATAAAACCCCGGTCGGGGCCAGTATCAGCGTAATCTCTAAAGGCGCTGTAACAGGCGGTATGATCACAGTAATCGTATTTGCAAGCCCTGTGTTTGTCCGCGCTATTAAAGTGCTGGCCCCAAAGTTCATTGTATAAGCCCATTCATAAGTTGCTGGGCGGGCTGTACTGATGGAGGCAGCTCGGGTTGTACGAGCGGCTCAAACTCACTGTAATCAACTCCTTCGGGCATGTTCTGTGCTGTACCTGTGGTTATGGGGGCTGCATACCCTGCGGATCGTGGTGATATTTTGGCGAGATGCGGGGCCACATTTGGCATGATGCCCCCTCCTTTAGCTAAATGCTTGGAAATTCCGTAAGTGGCGCCAGCCATTGGTATACCTAAAGCCGGGGTCATAAGCATGCTCGCGCCCATTGCCAGGTCGGCAGAGCGTGACGCAGTTCCAGAGTTGGGCAGTGTGTCACCAAACACCTGAACGCCATCGCCCACTAGCTGTTCCCAATCATAGCTTCCACCACGCTTTTTTCTAATCCTGTTCAGTGATGCCAGCGGAACAATTCCGTCTTGAATATTCTTCCCTCCTCCTCTCATAACCTCCTCAAGCTGTGCGTGATGGGCAAACTTCCTGTTAACCTCTTTGGTTATAGGGCCAAACTTTTCATCAAATGTCTTATCAAGTGCGCTGACCATATCGCCGTACATATCACTTATTGTTCTGTCCCGAACGAAATTATCGCGCGCCAGCTTGCCTAATCGAGACCGGGTTTGCTGATATTGATTACCGGTCATCTGCTTGGATGTTTTCTTTTCCAGCTCATCGATGATTTTTACAACTCGTTTAGGGCTGTCTATCAGCTCACTATGCTCGTCTTTGAGGTCTTTTAACTTGCGGGCAAACTCAATATTATCACCAAATGATATTTTTTTACCTTTAAGAGATTTATTAAATTCATCGCTCAGCTTTCTTTTAGCTCTCTTTAAAGCGCCCCCGGTCACCATTCCCCTGTCAATATCTTTTTGATCAAACCCAGCCTTCTCCATCATTTTTGACTGAAATCTGGTGGTCATGCCTTCATACGCGTCTTTAAGAGGCTTGCCTGCCATCATTCCTGCCAAATCGGACTCTCTAGCTCGCAAAGAATCATTGCCACTTTTGGTTGCTGAAGTTAATGTTATGCCTTGACGCTCCAGCCTTGCTGCCGCTTGCTGATGAGGGTTCACGTCTACATCAGGCTTCAAACGAGATTTGGCAACGTTAGATATTCCTGCCATTCCGCCTGCCATAGCTCCACCCATGCCTGCGCCTAGAGCTGTATCGGCAGCCAATCCGCCTATGGTGTCTGCTTCAGAAGCCCCTAGCCCATATGCTGCACCCTGACCTGCTCCAACTCCTGCCGAGCGCGCCTTGGATATGGCCCCACCAACTGCCTTGGCCGCTCCAACTCTGGCCGCTCCTACACCACCAGTTAATAATCCTCCTGCCATTTCTGCCGCAAACGAAGTCTTGGGGTTGCGCTCACGAAATGAAGCTACACGGTTGCGCATTTCATCCCGGACAGATGTGTAATTTTCACTGAAAGAACCTTCGCCGGTTGCAGCTTTGTATGCTCCGCCAACAGCCCCGGCTGCTTCATCTGCAAACCCAAAAGATGCGCCCTGGGCAGCCAAGTCTAATATGTTGCCGCCTTCAGGTGGATCAAGATGGCTTCGCGAGTCGTCTTTATCGACATCCGAGGAAAATACGCCAGACTGAATACTGTCGGCAATTTCTTGTACGGCAGCATCCTGCTCGCTATCGCTCATATCCAGGAATTCATCGGCAACATTAACCGTGCGGCCGTCAATAGTGATATCCACCATTAGAAGCCACCTCCTGAAGTGCTCCAGGATAGACTACCTTTCTGGTTTCTTTTAGCTACCTTTTTCTTCTTACGCACTATCCGGCCAAGCTTTTCGTCATATTCAATCTCGCCAACTGCTTCACCACCTGCATCAACAGTAACTTTGTTGCGATTAGGAAGATATTCATCGTTGTACCAGTCAATCCAAACGTCATGGTGGGACATCTCGCTAGGGACTTTCTCTTTGGCAAATACCATCTCAGACTCATTGATTTGTCCAAGGCTCGAGGAAGCAAGCACATCAAGCACTGCTCCTCGCGCCATCCGGGTGGCTTTTGCGGCAGTCGTCTTGTCTTTTGTTTGAAGCGGACTAAACCTGGCCATTGGCCCTTGAATCAAGCCAGTTGCATCGTCAAAGTTTTTAGCGAAAAGAAGGTTGTTAAGGCTCTTTTCTGACTGCTGTATTTTTGCATAGCTTTTCTTCTGTTGTGCTTTTTTCGCCTTTTCTTCCCGTTGATCCTTAATTCCAGATTTGAACATTTCACGCCGGGCAAAACTGGCGTCTTTCTGTGCAATCTCTTGCTGCTTCACAGCCAAATTTTGAGCTTGAATCTCTGCCTTGGCTTTCTGTTCCTGATCATACCTCTGTGAATCAAGAGCGGTTCTTTGGTCAAACAGCTTCTGCTCAAAATCCTGCCTGTCATTCTGCATATCCATTTGCATCTTGTTTTGAGCAATTTGATTTCTGTCATCTATATCCCGGTTCTCGGCTCCGGCAAGTATCGAATACGCGCCTCTAACATCCCCGCCTCGAGCCATATTCAACGCCATTTGATCCGTGCGAGACATTTCTTGCGGAGGCTGAAGCGCATCAGTGCTAATTGTGCCAGGCGACTGAAGGAAATCAGGCATGCCAGGGTCGCCAAGGCTTGCTGTACGAGTATCGATAGGAGACTGTGATTGAGCAATCTGTTGTTGAGGCTGTAGCAGGTTCTCGAATCCAGCAATCTGTTGCCGCTTCATGTCGTCTTCTTGGGCTTGGCGGGCGCGTTGCTCGTCCTCATACGCCATTCTACGTGCGCGATCCTCTTCGCCATTCTCTCTTTCCTTGCGATCCTGTTGCGCTCCATAAGCCTGGGATAGCCCGTTCATGACAGAGCTAGCAATAGGCTGCCCTGTCTGGCGCTGTTGCATCAAAGCCATGCCCATAGTAAAGGCGGGATTCTCTAGCAATCCAGCAAATCCTTTAGCCGCCCCTTCGGGGTTTGAAAACCAATTACGCTTTGCCATTATCTATTCCTCAGTACGCTGCTATTCCGCCAATTAATGCCCCGGCTGCTGTGCCCCAACCGGGCGATATTGCTGTCCCAGTTGCGGCCCCTGACAGTGCTCCGCCTAACACTCCCGCACCTCGACTGCCTCCTGCGCCTGATGATGTAGTCGTTCCGTATCCGCCGCCCAGTCCTGACAGGGTGCTTGCGTAATTTCTCAGCCCTTGATATGGCGCTTGCTGGTAAAAATCAAACCTGTTGCGCTGATCATCAATGAGCCGTTGAGATTGGCCCTGTATCTGACTTCCCACCTGGTTCATCATCGATATATCACGATATGCATTAGAGTTTGCAGATTGAGCCGCAGATGATGCAGCCTCTTTTGCACGGGCAGTTGCTTGCCACATGCCGGTTTGCGCATTAATACCGCCAAGGCCAAGGCTGGCTAGCTGACTACCCGACTGTAGTTGACGTGACTTAGCCTGGTTATGCAGGTTACCGGCCAGTTGCTGCCGGTTAAAACGGTTGTTTAGAGCTATGCTGTTAGCCTGTAAACCTATGCTACGATCCTGCGAGTACACATTGGCACCCATTCCAGCGGCATTAAGGTTATGCCCCGCCAGAGAGTTTGCAGCACTGAGCTTGCGGTTTTGAGAGCTATCGTACACGGCCGCGCCGCCCTGAGCGGCAGAAAGCCTGCGATTCTGGTCATCACCATAAAGCTGAGCTCCTGCAATATTTGACTGGTTGTTTAGCCCTCCAAGAGTTCCAGCGGCTTGAACCATTCTTCCGCGTTCAGATTCGTACGCATTGCCGTAAATCTGAGCTCCAACATCACCAATAGCCTCAGACGTATCGCCTGCCGCTGTGCCCAGTGCCATCGCCCGTAACCCGCCGCCAGCCCTGCCAGCTGATCCAAATGATGCATTTAGTGCAGGCATTGTGCCATCGGTAAACGACTCAACTATACCTCGACTTGTATTACGATAAATGTCGGCAAGGTACGGGTTTTTTCCCAAAAACTGGCCATTTGCAGTGCCAGCCAAAGACCTTTTAGCTCCGCCAAAGTCTCCATGCATGACTTGACCAATATATTTATTATCGCCAGAGCCGCCAGCCATTGAGCGGAAGTTCTTTTGAAATGGGTTGGCGGAATCATTGTTTGCTATGTCGGCCAGACTTCTCATTGCTCCATATTTGTTGGCTTGACTTGCAAACTTGTTTAGTTGCCGGTTAAGAGCTGGATTGTTTGTGCTGTTGTACTGCTTCATCTGGTTGAGGTACTTATCCTGACCTCTGCCAGCAAACGATTGAGCTTTGCCCGTGCTTAGGAACTGACTGCGGCCTGCCCTTTTAAGCGCGCTTGATGCAGCCCCTACTTGCCCGGCAGCTTGGCGAGCGTTTTTCCAATCCAGACTGCCATTAGACATGCCGAGTGTTCTGTTAATGTAGCCTGTCTGGGCACGGTCGTGCGGGCCACCCTGGGTAGCTCGACGAGTAGCCATGTCAAAACCCATCTGTTGCTGAGGTGAAAACGGAGCAACAGTAGAGCCGGGGAAGTATTGAGGGCCGCCGGATGTGTAAGCCGCCCGTGCCCCGCCATACAATCGGTTCAGGTGAGGTTGCTGGCCAGACCAGGGCGTTGTTGTTTGTGATTGCTCTTTGCCTTTACCCATTGACTTCAGCCCTGTATACGTTCGATGTATGTTTAAAATCTTCGTCTTTTTGGAAGTATTTCTTCCAGCCTATCCTGCCATTAACTTCGATAGCATCGCATTTAGTCAACTTTGCAAAATCAAATAAATGTCGCTTTAGTGGCTGCACCCATTCCTCAAACGTTGACCCGGACAGAAAATAAACTGCAAGCTCTCTGCTTCTAGGCCTCACTTCTATTCCTGTGATAAGAACGACCTCGAAATCACCACATACCCACATCTGAGTCTCTTCTGCAATGACCTGCCTAAGCGCGTCATCCACTGTGTAGCCTTTGTCTCTATAAATCGAGGTTGAGATAACGCTATCTATGCGCTTATACAGCTTTTTTACCATGTCTGGCCTTACCCGACATATCATGCGTATGGGTTCCGCAAGCGTGCGCGTCTAATCCTAAGGCCTTCCTGGGGCTGAAACTGTTGCGGCTGTATTTGCTCAGGTGGCGCATCAGGAGCCATCGGCGGGGGCGGCATAAACTCCTGCTGCTCAGGTTGTATAAATGCCTGCTCTTGAACGGGAGGCTGAAACGGCGCAAAAGCTTGTGGGCTGATACGCGTGCCGTAAACAGGGTTTTGAGCCTGCTCTAGCCGATTCATTCTTTGGTTGTATGGGGCTATTCCCCTGCTCTCAATACTAGGAGGCGGACGCTGCACGCCGCCACCACTTCCCGGCCCCCAGTCATAATTGAAGTCGCCGCCTTTAGTGAATGTGTTTTTCTGAGTGTTATTCTGGGACATATCAAATGCTAATGCGTTGTATTTGCCCTGGCCACTGTAATTAACGTTGTCAGGCAGGCCGCGCGGGTTGGCATCGATGTTCCTCTGGTAGCCTTTCGGTATGCTGTTAATGACTGACAAGGGATCGCCACCACCAATACTGTATGGGTTGCCGGGCGCGCCGCCATTACGCTCCAGTATGGCCAGAACTTTTGGGTTTACAGGTCTTGTTCTCATCGCACTCCGCCTTTTGCATGTCCGCTCATAATAATTGATTTAACCCGGTCAAAACCATTGACAATAGTCAGCTTAACTCGCTGGTATTTGCCGCTGACCCTAATGTTTGCTTGCTCAGTAATCCCGTTTACATTTCTGGGTATTCCATAGCTTATTTTATCGCCTCTGCGTTCTTTTTTGCCTACAGCGACGTACATATCTGATATGTCTACTACCCCATCAACAACAGGCCGCAAAGAGTTTGTGTAAAGCCTGCGCCCTGCTTGGGATGATATATCCGACGTTACAAATTCCGCTTGCATTGGGGCTCCAGAAAACGTGTATAAACTGTTATCCTCCCCGTAAAATGCCGTCTGCACGTCGCCTTTTGAATACTTCACCGTGTCAAGAGGAATGTCATAATTGTCAATTGGCCCGGGAAACACTGTGCCAAGCAGGTCAATCGACAGAGCAGCGGTAGAGATAGTCGTGAAATGCCTCACTTTGGCATTAGCTGATGCCCAGCCGCCAGTTTCAATGTTATAAATTAGCAGTTTATCGTTAACCGCAAATCTCTCATTTGACCTGTATGACCAGTAAACAAGGTTATTGCTTACATCCACTGTGGCTTGCATGTGCTCAATGGCTCCAATCGAAGCCTCTTGCTTAAACCACAGGTCTACCTTGTTGGCCCCAATCGGGGTTATCTGCTCGCCATTAGTGATCGAATAAAACCCAGACCAGCCATAATAGTAAATTATGTTCTTATTCCAGCAAACAGAGCCGCCGGCGGGCGTTCCAGATTGATTGCTGATCGTCTTTATTTGGAAAATACTCGGCGGGCCAACGTATTCCATCTTGCGTATTTTATGATCCTGGAAAATAACGCCAAACATTCCAGGCACTATTCTTTGCACTCGGCCACCGTCGCCTATCAACTGGTTAAAGTCAGACTGCGCCGACCGGCTTGTGCCCCATATCAATGCGTTATTGTAGCCGCTCCACTCGATAAAATTTGGGCCAGTAAATGGGCCTTGACTGCCATTGTTGTCAAGCGTGTCTCCCAGCACAAGAAAGTCAGAAACAGTAGCCATAACCCTGGCTCTTGGTGCCTGGTCAGCGTACTGAATTTGTGCCGCTCCAATTGTGGTGTAATACAGGCCGTTGTTTATATCGACAGCAAACATTCGGTCGTCGAACTGCTCAAATTCCCACTTTTCTGCATTAACAATAGGTCTCTCGAAGTTATCAAGCTGATGCATCTCGTAAGCAGGGCTAATACCTCCGATAGTGTTGCTTCTGCCAAAATAGTTTAACGACAGGTTGCTATAGGCACCGTAATTGCTCGTGTACGTACTCCACCCTGATCCTATTATGTCGCTTTCATCTGTCAGGTCGACATTTGTTGCATAAACAGACGGGGATAGAAACTGGCCAAACCCGTCAGAATAATGGATACAGTTCTTAGCTTCGATTATCCCTGGATTGTCAGTTATGCCAAGGTCTGGAAGCCATTCCGACAACGCTATCGTTTGGTCTTGAATCATGACTGAGCCAAGCCCCATCGGGCTTGATTGGACGCCAGATGCTCTTCGGCAACCGCCTGCCTGAACAGCATGTCGTAAGCTGTCGGGTCTTCCTGTAGAAAAATCATCGCATGCTTCAGAACGCAATACAGATAGATGTCATAATTATTGCGGATGAGTGAGTTGTCGCCCTGGCTTTCTACTGACACCGCCTTCGCGAAATAACTTATGGGCAATGTTATCTGCTTGTCTGGAGCTGGCGAAAGCCGGATGAACGCCTGACCCTCGTTATGTACAATGCTGTAACTTGTTGGCGTGCCTTTTTCCTCGGGGCACCTAACAGCCTGCTCGTAAGGCAAGTAATCAAGGTCAATTGATATCATCGACTTAAAATGGACGGGGAGAGGGGTAGACCTACTGACAATAACAAGTGTTGAACTTGCCTCAACATCTACGCCGCGAAAAGACCTGTTTATATCAACCTCAGCCAGTTTTACAATTGTGGGGAACGCAACGCCGTTTAAAGACACGTCATCACGCGCAAGCCACATGTCCACGTCTACTCGCAACGCATCATAGCTCATAACTTTTTATTCGTTCCTCTTGTCCATCCAGTTCTTAAATTGCTGAAATCTCTGTTATTAAGTTTTATTGCCTCAAATGTATGCCAGTCCATATCTCTATGACTCTTCATCCATTCTCTGCGCCATAGAGACCAGGTCAGCATAGGGATACTGGCTGCATGCTGAACGCCGCCGCTCTTAACCGCCGCCCTTAATGACCGGATAGCGTTGCACTTATCAAGCACAGCTCGATCGATAAACGGCTGCGATTCCTCTGCCTGGGTAACAACTCCGTCATTAATTTCTAGGTGGTTGATTACTCCGCAGCTATTAACCCACTTCATTTTAAGACTCTACTTCTTTGGCCAAGGCGGCCTTTGCTTCTGCGCTAGTTCTACGTTTTATTTTCGTCGGCTGCTTAAGGCGCGCCATAACCTCATGATTGATTCGAACTGCTTCCTCTCGTGCCAGTCGACCTGAAGGACGATAGTTAGGGCATGTTTTAGCAGCTTCATTCTCACTGGCAAACTCAAACGGTCGAGTGACGTCATCTTTTGTAAGCTCAACAAGCCCGGTATTCCAGATAGTATCGACGAGTAATACTCCTCCTTCCTTGATGTCGTCAGAAATTTCAACGACTTCACCCGGAACCAGCTTACGCCTAACCTTTGATCCGCCAAGATGGATGCCAGACGTGCTAACTTTCCGGCCTAACTGTTTGATTCTAAAGCGCATTCGTTCTTCTCCCGAATTAGGTTCCCCCCTTTTACAGGGGGAGGTAGCGTTAGTCTTCCATTTCTGCCGTGGGATCGATGTCAGCGATGATGCCAACAGCTTCCGAGGATGTTGCACCCAAGCCCCAGGTCAGCAACAGAACCTCACTTACGGCGTCACGGTCATGGTATATCTTGCTGCGTTTGAAGCCATCAAAGTAGCTGTACTCGATGTGATCAGTATCCAGACTGTACACTCGGTCGTTAGGAGTGTGTCGGCTTGGGACGATATCAAACTTGTTAAAGTCAGTTACCATAACGTCAACCGATCCAACAACCGTTACGCCACCGGCAGGGTCTGCACCATGATCCTGAGTAGGATTCGCGATCCGAGCGCTAGGGTTCTGCGAATTCAGCATATAGCGTGAAAATTTGCCTTTAAGCTCAGTGCCCATCATCAGCATATTAGCGCTTGCGCCGTCCACATACTGGGCCGCAGTTACATCGAGAATGCTTTGGAGCGATAATGCGCGGGGTGTGCCAGCAGTAGGGCCGGTATCAGGTCGGCCATGAGTGGTTTCGGACAATGCAGGAGCTGCACCACCGGCACCACGGTCATCGATAAGGCGGGCCCATGATCCAAGACCAGCAGTCAAACCAGCCGAATTAGGATCGCCTTCGTCACCAGTATCACGGCGTGTTGCCTGGTCAGACTGGCTGATAAGCTCCATATCGCCTTTGATTGCCTTGCCAGCCTTGATAAGCAGGCGAGCCAGCTCACTTTTACGGCCAGCGGTATCCGAAAGCTCTGCGATACGCGACACTTCGATGTACTCATAACTTGTCTGATGGTACATAGAGAGGCGTGCAGGGGATTCATCAGGAACACGTACAAACTGACCACCTACAACAAGGTTGTTGTCCATGCGGGCCGGTCGAATCTTGTCGTCTAGCCAGCTTCGCTCCATATTCTTTGCGGGAGACATTTCGCCAGCATTGGCATGCAGTACATATTCAGTAGGGGAGATGTTCTTAATCACATCAGATAACTGCTCGCGGATGTTTTCGCCTCGCGCTCGCAGGTCGGTAGTGTCAATATTTTGTGTAGCCATTTTAGTTCACCAAAGTTATAACAATAATTCAATTGCCGCCGCAGCATTAGCGTCGGACGGGTTCTTTTTAAACCTGGTCATCGCCTTTTTAGAGCGAGCAGGGGTTACGCCGGTGGCAGACTTCCGTTTGATAACAGTCTGAGATTTCTTTTTCAAACGCTTCACGGAATCCTTGCCTTTTACTGCTTTGGCCTTGTACTGGGCTAATTCCTCACTTACTTCAGCGTACTTGAGAGCCGCAAGCAATACACGGGCATCAGGTAAGTGTTTGATTTCCTCTGGCTCAAATCCAGCCTCTTGCAAAGCTGTATAGATTTTAGCCGTGTGCTCCTTCCCGAAGTCAGGGACACTGGATTTCAAGAACTCTACATTGCGCTCATAACGTTGTTGCGTTACTCCTGCCATGTATTGTTGATACTCGGCCGATGCTGTCTCTCGTCTCTGTTGCAAGCCAGCCAATTGCTGGTTAATGGCCTGCTGCTGAATGAGATACTCGGATTTATCCGTTTCGTACAATTCTGCCATTTGAGGGGACTGTAACTGTGCTGCGACAAGGTTTTCAGCTTCGAGCATTACTTGGGACGCAACCTGTGCGCTAGCCTCGTATTCCTCTGCCTGCCTGTCTGCACGCTGGTTTAGCGCCCTGTTACGAGCAATGTTACGCTCGCCTTCCGCCTTGTTGCCTAGATAACTTTGGTAGCCTGATTGCATGTCAGAGATACTATGCGTCATTTCCTCGCCGTTCGCCTTGAACGAATGCTGCAGCTTTAGAACTTCCTCTATGGGTAGTTCCATTGCCTCAGCAAGGCCGGCAAGAGTAGTAATCGATACCTCTTCCTCTTCTTCAGGTTCATCTTCTTCGACTTCATCTTCGACTTCGTCATCAAGATCTTCTTCAACGACTTCCTCTTGGTTTACCTCCTTTTTAGTTGAGATATCATCATCTTCTATTGCGTCAAGTATGTCGTCAAAATCTTCGCTCATGTTAATCACTCGCCTTGGCGCTAGCCTCAATCATTAATTTACGCCTAATGTCGTCAAGACTGCGCAAGTTACGCACAATCCCAAGTAAACGGGCGTCAAACTCTGCCAGATTCATATCTGCCGGCAATACAGATGATTCTAATTGTGTGATCAAATCCTCTCGGCAGCGACTGCACGCCCGCTTAAATGCGGGGTCGTCCTGTAATCTTTGAGCCTGATCTATTTCGTGGATGTCCATTTATTTGCGCAAATCCGCTGGCAATTTGGTGCGACTGTTGCCGCGAGTGGACTTGGAGCCCTTGTCAGATACAGCGCGTCCTGCGCCACCTGATGTGTTCGACTGCCCTGGTGCTGACTTGGAGCTTGAACGGTTGCTTAATGTGTTGCCATTCTTCATTTGTAAATCCTCATTGTTGATCGGGTGAAATTATAACATTTTTGCTTGATTCGCGCATAGAAGCTGCAATTCCAGCCTCCTCAGCGATCGTTTGTGCCGCTATCAGATCAACCTGTGCATTCGTCTTGTCGATAACAGCGTCGTCCATTTCATCGGTTGCCTTAATCTTGGCCATATCAACTTCACGCATATGGTTGAATCTGGCTACTTCAAGCTCATGAACTGCCTGTTTAGCCTGAAGCTCTGCGGCTTCTCTGTCTATCTTAATCTGGGCAATCTCTTCCTCCAGTGCGGCCTCTTTGTTTTTCAAGTCCTGTGAAGCCCGCAAAACTTCAGCCTGGGCGGCCGCAAGCTCTGCATTAGGGTCGGTCTGCTCCTGTTGCTGCTTAACGAAGCTCTGGTATGCCTCTGTCTCAGTAGAGGTAAAGTATCTGTCGGTTTCCCCAAGTCTTCCAAGCCTCACAAGGTCATCCAGGGCGTTGTAAACCTTATCCGGCCCGCTTAGCCCGTGCTGCGCAGCTTCTTTCTGTATTTCAAGCAGTTGTTGGATAAGAACCATCTTGGAATCGCGCGATGAATGGCCTATTCCCGCCTTGACCTTAGCTTCAGTGCGCATCTGCCACTCAGCAGGGGTTGACTTAACCATCTTTCCGCTTACACGTATCTCTGCCTCGACGTCCCAGTGTGAGCGCAGCAACCAGTGCGTTTTCAGTGCTAACTTCTTGAAGCCAGTATCTGCAATTACACGGGCGATCATTTCAGACCGCTGGTTAGCATTCTCCATGGCACCCATGAACGCACCGAACGTTGCATCTTTCAGCACGTTAGGGTCGAGTGATGTTTCGGGTGATACGCCAGTCCTGACACCTTTCATCGTGTTGATATGCACGAGAACCTGGAGTATATCCCCAATGATTGATCGCTGGTGCTGCTCGTAAAATGCTCCTTGTGCCGGGCCTCTAACTGGCAGCCATTCGGTCGTAGGATCATGCAGAGCCTGTATAGTTCTCCCGTCGGCAGTGAGTGAATCCTCGCTGACAGCTTTGAGAGTCCGGTTTATAGATTCGACATTGTCCAGCAGGCCCCGAGTTAACAGGCTACTAACCTCCTGTATGTCCCTGACCATTTCGATAGGTGAGCATGACTCGCGCTTATGCGCCTGAGGCATGGCGGTTAATGCGATGTATGGCTGGTAATCAACCTCGTCGCTTTCAAGCAATACGTCGCCAACCAGAAGAAACCGGTGATACTCGGCGACGCCATCATCATTGGCATCCATCCAGCAGTAGCAATCGTACCCGTGCAGCATCCGCATGCTATCGTCAATAGGGTCGTCACTTAGCAGCTCAACATCTTCATCGCTGTCGCCATACACTATTTCTGTATCGGTTCTGATTTCCGCCAATACTTCAGCGTCGTACCCCATATCCACCCACTCTGTCAAGGGCATAGAGATATGCTCTGCGACGAAGTCGCACTCATCAAGGTCACGGCCAACAAAAGCCCTGTCGATGATCATTGCTCTAGGCCGTATGCATTCGTACCTGAGCGTCCGCTTTTTCTTGTTTCTGCGAACCTGTACGTCGTACATTTCGACAGGGATATCACCCTGCTCCGTCTTAATAATGTCAGGATACGAATCAAGCTCAAGTATTTCTACTTCCTCATCCTCCATTAGCTCAGCGATAGCATCCTCAGTAATGCCAGTGTATTCGCCAACCTCGGGCAATACGCCTTCCTCGTACGAACATTTGAGGTACGTGATCGGGGTGTATAAAGATGATTTGATCCAGTCTTGTAGCTCGCTAAACCCATTGCCAGAGCAACTGTTATCGATATGCCACTGAGTAATGACCTGCTCCTCACGTGCGGCTTCAACATCACCATCACCACGCGGCTCAAAAGATATGATGTCATCGCCGCTCAAGAATATTCTGGCCAGGCTGGGCATAAGCCACTCAACATATTCCATGGCCTCGCGTGTGACTATCTGAGACTTGCCTTCAATCTCGTTACCCATTGGGCAGCCAAGATACAGGTCGTACCCGTCTGTACCGTCGTCTTGAGCTTCGTAATAATTTGAGCCGGATATCTTCTTTCTTAATCGGGCTACAATATCATCATTATCCATTTAAAAACCTAGCCTCTTGAGCTGCAAAGCCTCTATTTTTAGCCGGGGCAACAACAGCATCACCCTCACCGGCGCCAACCAGGGCATATTCTAAGGCCTCAACACAGTGAGACCACCTGTTCTTATCTGGTATGTCACGGTAACGCTCACCTGTAACCTGTAATCGTCGATAACAAAACTTGCCAGCCAAGCCTTTGCGAATGTTCTTTGCTTTCTTTGTGATCAGTAGCGCCGGCCTTCCATCCATACAGTTGCGCGTTAATGGCCGAGATATTGAAGCACGGCGAACAATTGTACTGTTGTTGCGTGCTGCTTTCTCGGCCGGCAAGCCTGATGCCCGCATTATCTGCAAGCATGTGTCATCAACCTGCTCACCTTTTGATCCGCCGGCAGGGTCACCATATCCATCGAATGTAAACCCCGGGTATTCCTGATCAAGAAACAGCTTGAGTTCAGGCCCAAACTGTGCGGCACTGAAGTCGTCGGTCAGGAACTCATCAAAGCATACATGCCTGCCTATACCTGTAAGCTGCGTTAATGCACAAGCCGGTGTCCGTCCAAAGTCATAACCCAGAGTTATAGGAAGGTTGGGGTCTGGTGTATATTCGTCAATACAATGAACACTATCAACGTACTCAGGATGAACAGGCTTGCCGTCCTGGACATAGCCCCACTCGTTGCATAAGTTTACATTTATCCATTCGTCTGTTTTCCCACGCTGTATGTTTGTGTAATAAACATCAGGAGTATTGCCCATGTTCTCGGCAAAAGGGTTAGGCTCATACATGTTTCGTCCATTAGCATCCTGCTTGCCAATGATGCGCCGTAATCCGCCTGGTTGCTGGTAGATGTTAATGCCTTCTACTTTATTCTCAGCCGCTTCGTACAGCCAGTGGTCTTCGTCTGGCTTGTTAGTGTCGCCAAACATCCCATACCAGCCTACAGGCTCCTTGCCGTCACGTAGAAACCTGCCAACACGGGCGGATGCATGGTCGATGATTGACTTGGGTATGAACTTAACCTCACTGAAGCACACGCCTGATAGCTGTGATCCCATCAGCTTACGTACATCATCAGGACGATCCATCGATATAAAGATTATCTCACTCTTAACGTTTGTGCCGTCCTCCAGCTCAAAGTCTAGCCAATGAGTAGGCGGCTCTGAACCAAGGCCTTTAAACACGCCCAGGTCTTCGAACATGCTCAGCCAGTCTTTAACCACTGTGGTCATCAGCTCGCTGTATGTGTTCCGAACAACAAAGAACCTTGACCGGCGTGCATCATTAAACACGGGCATGGTCGATAGCAAATGAAACATTTTGTAACATGAGCCGAATGTCTTGCCGCTTCCGAGTGGGCCAATGATGAAGTTGGTGTCGCCAGGCTTGTTGTTCCAGACATAGTCATTAAGGACTTCTCCATCAGCTTCATAGCGGAAAGCCATTTCACTCATCAACAAGCCCTTCAATAATGCCCAGCTCGGCCTTTAGGTCGCGCTTTGCAGAATAATCTTTCAATACAATTTTGCTTGTTCCCTTAACTTCTATCGATTTCTTCTTGGCATAAACGTAGCCACACACTTCTTTATGGCATTTGAACTGGAGCTCAGGCTCTTGAGTAACGTCCTGCGACATTGCAACCATAGCCAACAGTGGGTCATAGTCAGGGTAATGCTCCTGTATCCACTCTCGAATCTTCAATGTGTCCCTGGATTTTGAGCCGGGAGGCCTGCCTCTCTGAGTTTTAGGGCGACCACTATCATATTTCTTGTCACTAGTCATCTCGCTAGTGCGCCCTGTGGCTCCCTTGCGAGGAAGAATTCCTACACGCTTAGCCTGGCCTTCGGTCTTCTTTAAAACAGCGTCATGGCCTTTAGATGAAGCCTTAGACAGTGCTGTGTCGCTCTTGTTATCTTTCATTTGAATGTAAATTCTTAAAGATGTAAATCAAAGTCGTCATTAATAGTGAATATCACTAGTAATTTGACACGCCGTATGGAATATCACTATTCAACAATACATCGCTAGGTACTTCCTCACTAGTCGAATCGCCCTGCAATGCGTAAGCAACCATCATCTCGCCTATCGCTTCAGCAATCGTTACATCCTCAGCTGTACAAATAGCGAACATGCTAACTGGGTCGCCTACTTCAAACCTGTAAATATTATACGTTGTCTCCTCTGTCTGGGCCTCTAACGGCTCATCCATTGTCTGTGCAATCTTTAACCCACGCTTTACGCTTACTTTAACCTTTAGTTTGCCAACGTCAATGTCTTCTGATAATACACCATCGTTAACGCCTCCGATAAATAAACCTAAAGTTTTGGTCATTCTAACGGCCCTACTGATTTGCTCACTACTGTGTGATTATATCCGCGTTGGTCAGTGTACGATACGCGGTACAAGAGACGTTCGCCTCCTGATGCTGTTGATGTGTATGTGTTGCCGCTTGACACTACAACGCCTCCTACAAGCCATTCCTCGGTTAACGCGCCCATGCCGTCCAGGTCAGCGAGGTCGTTGTTTCCAGTGAACGTTGTGCCTGCGGGTATAGGATCAGGCCGCGTATATCTTAACCAGCGCTTTCTCATCCACTCTAACCGGTTAGAGCACCCCTTACATCTAGCCATATGTTATCCAAACCTTGCCAGTTGGCTGTCTGTTTCCGATTATCGGCCCAAATTCATCACTGGTAATTGTAACACTTATGCCTGCGCCGTTGGTGTAAGAAGCCCTACACCTAACGTTTGTCCAAACTAAAGGCTCGCCAGCTATAAACTCTTGCCCTGTACCTAGCTCAACGTTCTGCCTGTCAATCCACGTGTACGTTATTTCACCTGTGCCGTTAGGGTCGAATATGTCGTTTGTCGCAGTTAGAGTAGCAGGTGCCAGGTCGTTACCAGTGATTGTTACTCCGCCAGTGATGGGGCCTGATACAAAACCTGAAGTTGTTGCGACAAGAGTCGTTATGTCTGAGTCGTTACCTTGCTCGTCTGTCACAATGATGCTGTAGGTGTACTCAGTTAGTGGGTTGCCGCCCTGCATGTTGAGTGTAAGCTCGTCAACTATCGAGTCAGTTAATGTGTCGCCATCGTTACGAGTGATAGTGACAGTGCCTACCTGATCAGTCGTTACTGTGATTGTGTGGCCTGCATCAGTCGTACTGTCTACGACAGCGCTAATAGTTGGGTCAGTGTCTCTTGTTCGTACAGTTCTCAGTCTGGGCGGGGAGGTTATGTTTCCGGCCGCGTCTTCTGCCACTGTGTAATAACGGTAATATGTGTAATCCTTCTCAGCGGTGTTGAATGTGATTGTAAATCGTACACTTTGTAATACTTGCTGACTATGAGCCTCAAGCCCTATTCCTGCCTTGACTTCTGCACTTGTAGGTGCCGGGTCAGTGTTTGACCTGCGTACAACGTAAACTGTTGCATCCTCGCTTACATTGCCTCGAATATTGCAACCGACTGCCGTAATGGCTGTCTGGTAGGGCGGCGTTTCCCATATTGGGGCAGTCGTGTCAATTGGCGCGGTAACTGTGACTGTGATGACCTCCGTGTCTGTGCTGCCATTGTTGTCCGTCGCAGTGAATGTAATGTCCCTGTCAGCTTCTATTGATGGCGTCCAGGCAAATGTTGTTCCGTCAAATGTGGCGCCAGCGGGTAACAGGTCAGTAGTTATCGTAACAGGGCCTTCAACATCTGTGGCCGATACGTCAAATGTTAACTCCTGACCTATGGCTATCGTTTTATCGCCGATAGTGGCAAGAATAGGCGGGGCGTCAACAACCATGGTGATGTTAATGGTTTCTGAATCAGTCAATCCCTGTTGGTCAGTTGCCGTGAAAACGATTGGCTCCGTGCCGCCCGCGTCCGGCGTCCAGGCAAATGTTGTCCCGTCAAATGTTGCACCTGTTGGTAATGAATCCACTGTGATGGTAGTCGACCCTTCGGCATCAGTTGCGGATACGTCAAAAGTCAATAAATTGCCAACAATAACGCTGCGGTCACCTATCGGGGAAAGCACAGGTGGTGTGTTAGACGCTCCGTCGGCATTGATGATCACAGAGTGAGCTACAACACTTGCATCCCCTGACCTCCATACCAATCCAGATATCACATAACCGTCTGCGACGTCTGAAAATATAGTGCCGTCCGGATCGATTGACGTTGATCCAGCAGTCGGATAATAAATAAAATCATTCAGCCCTACGTCACCGGTAAATCCATTGTAAAAACTGCCTATCCCTGTGTTGACATTTACAGATTCTGTGGCGCTGAAGGCATAGCCTGCTATAGGCTCATATATTATTGGTGTTGAACTGCTTTCTGTGGCGTTAAACAGTCTTAACGATGCGGAAAAAGCGCCGCCTGTAAAAGGTATAACCCCTGTCTGACCATCCGACAGGTCTTGCATGGTGAATCCAAACGTGCCTCCTGATGCGCTAAACCCTGACAACTCAATAGAATAGTTCTGCGGCCCGGTCACATCAACGTAACAAGCTGTTGGGGCAGAGGTAAACCCGGCATAGCCGCCAGTCTTTATGGATCCGTTTTGTATCGCTGAGCCTCCGTTAATCCCTGTTATGGTAGGCGTTGATGTGACTAAATCTTCGATCGACCAATAAAACTCAGCAAATTGAACATACTGGCCGTTAGAAATAGTTTGAGAAGGACTCCCAAATGATCCGGATGTAATTTTTCTTTGAGTTAGGCCGTCTACATCCATCCACATGGTCACTATGTCTGTGTTTCCGCCGTATACCCCCAGCCTGTATGCGCTCCCAGAAGTAATCTGCACAGGGTTAGTTAAACCAACACCGACAAGCCCGGTACCAATAGAAGGATTTACTATTTCCTCTGTTACTAACTGATCGTTTTCATACAGTACGAGTTTTATTTCATTCATGACCCCCCAATCATTTATGAATAAATTTATTGTATTTGCTGTTCCCGTTGCCGAAGCTATAAGGCCCTGTGTGTCGTTGCCGTTGAAGTAAAAAGAAGCTGTTGAAGACGAATAATCTATGTCTCCCGCAGTGTCAAACCTACTCGTATCAGCAGCCCCTACCAGAAAAGCCATTTTATATTGTTCCTATGAATGGGTAGCCGTTGCTGTCAACGGTGGATGGTGCGGTATTTGTCCATATTACGTCATCAACATAATATGATTGATCAACTGGTGACCCACCGTTCCAGTAACTACCCCAAAACGACCCTAAAACCGTGTGATTAGAGACAATATTAAGGGATACTCTGTCGTTCATTATCAGATCGCCATTGAGCCATATTCTGGAAATAGACGTGCTGTTGTCTGTGCCGTCACCGGTTACCGCCCCAAATTTCAAATATTGCTCAATAACGTGCCATTGGCCAGTAGCAAGAGGCGCGCTAATAAATTTATACTCGTCATATGATGCAGGAACTAATTCATTGCCACCCTGCAATGTTCCAGCACTTCTAATAAAGACATCGTTAAACCCACCGCCATTATTGGTTCTCATAAATTTAATCACAGGGTCGCAAGTAAAATCGAAGCCTGCAGGGAAATATACACAAAGCCTGAACCAGGTCTCGTCGCCTTCTACAATATTAACGGGGTATCTAAAATTACCACCTGTTCCCGGTGCCGCAGAGCCAACTGGCCAGAAGTTTTTTACTGACTTGCTTCCACTTCTTGAAAAGTCGTCACTAATTGTTGAGTTGCCATATAGCGGATACGGAATGCTTCCAAGAGCATCAGCTTCGTGGTTATTGAATTGATAATATGACCCCCCGCCTACCACAGGTCTCAACACACTAGGATGATCCCCGTCAATTCTAGGCGACGAGTTTTGCCTCAAGAAAATCAGAGGGTGAGGCTGAACTAATGGAGGAGTGTGCAGATTTAATGCTGCGGCAGTAGTGGTGATCGTTATCAATTCTGAGTCAGTCACCCCGCTTGTGTCCGTTGCGATAAACTCGACGTCCGTATCGCCTGCCGCGTCCGGCGTCCATGTAAACGTTGCTCCGTCAAATGTCGCGCCTGTTGGCAGGCCGGATGTCGTTATAGTCACCGCTGACTCTGCATCAGTTGCAGATACGGTAAACGATAGCTCTTGCCCGGATACAATTGACTGGTCTCCAATAGGGGTCAGTACAGGCGCTGTGTTTGCAGTTGCAGATAAGCCTACTGTCTCAGAGTCGGTTGCGCCTTCACTGTCTGTAGCCGTGAACGTTACAGAGAAAGACGCAGCTTCTGTTGTAGGCCAGGTAAATACTCCATTAACAAGAGTCGAATCAGGCGGCAGCACAGAGGCAGTGTATGCAACTATGTCGCCAGGGTCATTTGAGGACAACGTGAACGACATGGTCTCGCCAGCAACAACCGTTTGATTGCCAATAGGAGCAAGTACAGGGGCTATGTTTGCAGGCAATGACTCTATGGTCACTTGCTCACTGTCGGTTGCGCCCTGACTGTCTGTAGCCGTGAATATCACGGTCTTGATTATTGCTGTGGTCGGTGTCCAGTTAAACGTCGTGCCGTCGAATGTAGCGCCTTTAGGCAGGTTAAGAGCTGTGATAGTTGTGCCTGACTCTGCATCCGTAGCCGACACGTCAAATGTGATCAGAGTTCCCATGTCACCCTGTTGAAAGCCGATCGGAGCCAGCACAGGCGCAGTATTAACACCTTTTTGCATGTATGTGCTTGGGCTTGTTCCCATCTCAACCTGAGCACCACTTATACGCAATGAATCTTGACCCAATCCTATAATGCTTGCATCTCTATCGCCATCGGCAATAAACAAACCCAACTCGACGGCGCTCGGGCCTGAATTGATATTTACGGATACCCACACCCTGTAGCCGCCAGTAACAGCAGTCATGCCGCCAGTAACCCTGGTGGGGTGGGATTTTCCGCCTACAACTCCATTGGCAACGTCAAAATAAATATTTTCCCCGAAACCTCCGTCTTTTTCCTTTATTTGCACACCTACCCAGTCTCTCGAAACGGCGCCAATAAATATCGAAAACGTGTACCACTCGTTATCAACGAAATCAGCAGGATTCATCGTCAGGGTAATATAGCGTGACGTGTTGTTTGTGTCGGTAGACTCTCTAAGGTATCGAGTTTCAGTCACTCCAGGGGGAGGACTGCCGGCATCGGCCGCAGGAACGCTAGAATTGGATGTATTCCATGTGGCAAAATCTTCGCTAAAAGGTATGATGTTCGGGTTTACGACAACCTGCTTCTCTATTACAGCGTCATGCTTTGCAACTGAAATAGAGCCAGTGGTATCTACGCGAGTGACGTTAGTCTCGTCTGTGGCGGTAGGGTTGACGTACACCACGCCGTCGGAGTATTGGCGGTAATAAAGCCCGCTATTTGGCACGGCCTGATAATCAGCTACAGGATCGCCAATGTCCATACCATAAAATGTAGCGTCTGGGTCGTCAAGCTGCCGGAATCCAAGGCCGCCTTTATCGTAAACCCATGCTAAATATGTCTTCGGCCCCGTGGCCCGCTTGGCCAATAAGTACGATCCAACAGCAAATCGCTTTGTTTGGTCGTAGGTTATTGTCTCGCCCAAGTTTGTTTGCCCAATTTGTCCAGGCGATAAATCAGTGTGTGACATATAACCAATCGATGAATTGACTGTATTGTAAGCCGCCTCAATTTGTCTAACCCAGTCCTCCAGAGACCAGAACAATGCGTCCCCCGACCCCCATCCAACAACCGCAAAACCTTCTTCAAGACAAAAATCTGGCTGATCAGGTAAAGCGTCAAGGCCTGCCCATGCAACTGTGCCGGTGACTCTGCGTGAGTTGCCTCGATTTGCTGTAACCAGGATTCCTCTGGCGTGCAGTGCCTGGGAAATATCTACCATGAACCCATTCATGGCGGCGTCCCACGATGCGTCATCAGGGTAGAGCACCGGCACAGTGGCCGGGTTGGCCATAATTGAGGCGTCAGAAACCAGCGAGTTATCGAAATAAACTCCGTCTACATTCCATTCCTGATCAGCGATATCGTTTAACGTATATTTGATCACATAGTCTTTAGCGTCTTGGTCGCCAAAATCTAACCCGCGCTCACTGAGGTATGATTGATCGAATATGATCACGTCGCCATCTGCGTTCCGCAAAACCCAATCAGCGTTGTCTACCGATATGTTGCCCTCTGGCGCGCCGCGAGCATCAGCCCATCGGTTTACAGTGGACACTGCTCTCAGGGCGTAGTTATCCTGGTCTGTATTGGTTCTGGTGGATACGGTGTAAAGGTAGATTTTTGTATCTGGCGCAAGCTCTTTGATTGCATTCCATGTTTGCCCTCCAATGTCATCCATCTGGGAACGATAACCCAGTATGATTTCATGCTTTTTAAGCTTGACGAGGTCAGACTGGACAATAGGAGGCGCGGCATAAAACACAAACGAGTTTACACTGTGGCTTCTGTCTACTGTGGTGCCAGGGTGGGCGGAAATAGCAGGCAGTGCGGGGCTGGTTGATGATTCCGCATTTCCTAAATCATTGATCGCTGTGGCCGTGACGGATACCAGCTTGCCAATATCAGAATCGCGAGGTATCCACGTTTTGTTGATGGCGCCAGCAACGTCAACACCATCTAAGTGCCATTGGTGGCTATAGACCGCATTGACGCCAACAGGGGTCACACCTACGGTGCTTCCTATGCCGCTATTGTCAGCCGTTAAAACCAGTCCACTTACAGGCTCCCCATTTATTGTTCCGGTTATTACCGGGCTGCCTGTAGCTGCCATTTAGACAGCCTCCCTTGTCACAATATTTGATTTATCGCTAACAAGCCCGCCTGTATCCTTTGTCTGCATATACACAGAGCATTGAATGCCAGCAGGGACGCCTGTTATCGTGTATTCCGTTCCCGTCAAACCTTCAACCGTTTCGGAAAGATTGCCGCAATTATACGATATGATGTAGCTGTCAATATCATCGGCATAGAGAGATTCCGCTACCTTCCGGCCTTCTATAACCGTCCACTCAAAATCACTGGACATTATCTTTTGACCAGGCTCATATCGTATTCCCGGGGTTGTTCTTTGATCCCAAATATAATTTTCTGTGACCTCAAACGGCCCAATATTTGAAGAGTATTTGCCCAGCTCTACCAAAACAGGCTGTCTTTGAGTTGGAACTTCCCACTCCACATGAACAGAGCCTTCTTTATCAATAGGATCAACTGGGCTGACCTTCAGACATTTTTGTAAAATGCTCGCCGTTACGTGAGATGCGGACAAATAATAAACGTTTTCCATACCTCCCATCAGGGCGTTTACCGCAGTACTGGCCGCCTTATGCTGCGTGTTGTGCTCAGACAGCACTGTATCTCCACTGTACACCCGGAATAGAGAGTCAATCCCTTTGGTTAGCGTCACGCAATTTGTCAGATCTTTCGCGGCAACATTGTGCGTGAAGCTGGTCAATGCGAGGGTCATCATAACTGCTAGCAAAGGCGTACCTATATTTAATGTTTTGATCATTTTCTTTAGCCCATATTAAAATTGATGGCGTCCATTTCTGGACTCTCATGCGCGCAAGCAATTCCGCCTTACCCATTAACCCTTCTCTCAGCCCTATCCCTGACAGCCTGCCGAAGAATATCGACCTCAGCCTCAGTTATGCCTGTGTTTGCCGCTAGCGTCTCCCTTAGCACTTTATACGAAATAGCCAGCTCTGTACCCAGCTCTAACCACGTTAAAGCTTTGATTGCTAACGATATTGATGTAGCGCTCATATACACCTCGACTTGAAGTTTGCACAGTTTTTTGCCGCCTGGCACGCTTTAGCGTAGGCTAGCCACTCGTATTTATCTTGGCTTGACCTGACAAATGATTTTAAATACACAACTCTCAAGCCTTCATCTAAAACATATTTGTCCTGGTCTATCTTTCTTCTTCCTTTCGTCTTCATTGCGCTCTCTCCAGTGCTTCTCTTGTGGTGCGTGAAATAGCGTTAATGCATTCCAATCGTTCTCGTGCTTCCGGGCAGAACCGGCTAGGTGAAAACGTTCCTGCCGGGTCAGATATTATAATCGCGTGCAGTATCCCCTTCTGTAATTCTTGCTCCTGATCAAGCGATAAAAACCCCCGATCGTGTAGGTCAGCCGCCTTTTCTCCCAACACATCAAGAATTGTCAGCATGTTTGCCTCAGATTCTTCCGGGGTGGTCGCGCAGCTTATGGCCAACGAAAACAAACAAATCAATATAATTCTATGCATATCAATCCTGAATAATTAAAAAAACCAGCCCCGCAGTTACTATTAAATTATCTGCGGGGCTGGCAAAGTGGCGGACTTTCCGCCATAGAACCTGCCTAATGTGGAGAGACCATCGGCAGGCAGAAACATGTTTATTCGTCCAGGTCTGGAATTGTGCCAATAATCGCAGCATCATGCGGCGTAACCAGTCCCAACAAAAACACAATCACGCCGCCGATTGCTGTCTCAAGACCCGCCGGGGCGACCGCCATTAGTTCAGGAGCGAAATGCCCAATCAGCCACATGACAATGACTGCCATCAGTGCGCCGACAAATGTTACCTGAGTGTTAGTGTTTTGATTGATGCTTTTCATTATTTGCCCTTTAGTGGTTTCCATGCTATGTGATAGTGCTGATTCCAGCGATGATTCCTGCTATGCCATCCAACCGAGTAATCCTCGCCTAGTTTGTCCTGTAACTCATCCAAAACAATAATCTTGGTCTTTTCGTCTTTCAAATTCCTACTTCTTATGTCTACCGCGTCGCCACGCCAGTGGGCCGAATATAAAACATGTTTATCACCGGTAGTGCTGGTTACAACCGTGTCTACCCCGCGCTTATGGAAAACAGGGTCAATTACGGTAAGAGCCAGCAATATCTTATCTCTCAAGCCTGATGGGTCAACGCCCTTTTTAAACGTAATCATCTTGCATTGACCTCTTTCGCTAGCTCATTTCTTTGTATTGTTAAATCGTAATGCTCTCGTACGTTTCTGGCCAATACTGCCTCGTCGTCATAATCCCAAGAAGAGCTGCTTTCTTTACGCTTTTTTAGCCTGTCTATCCTTGAGTTCATGCTCTCAATTTGCCTGGTCAAATCCGCCAGCGTCAATCGATCAATGGAGCGGGTAATCATGCCAAACTCTTTTTCATGCCCGTGGCTATTGACTGCCGCGTGAACCTTTCTATCCATCTCCTCGTGAGCATACACCGATACTCCAGTCCATACCGCTGTCACAAGCAACGTTGCTATTGTAGTGGTTGCCGCCCACGCAAACCCTTTACTATTAACGTTATACATACTGATTCTGAAAATTGAATCATTATACCACGCCTAAGTAATTCCCCATATTAGCATTGCAGCGTCTCTTTTCTCCTGATTTGTGACGCCCTGGTACCCTGTGATTGAAACAAACGTCTTATGATTAACTTTTGACCTGCTAGGTCTGACTGCGACAACGTCGATATTACGGGCAATGCAATATTTAACAATCTGTTGCCCTATACTGTGATTGCGGCCCATGTCTACAGCTCTTTTTATGCCTGCCTTGAACGGCAACCCGCTCTTGTTCATCCATCCTGCTTCCACGTACACAGCTTTTACGTTGCCACTTGACACCAGCGCAAAAACATCCCAGAGAGGAAGGCAAAGCATTTCAAGATTCGGGGACATAATGGCTACCCCGCTTTTGCCTACATCGGGATCAATTCCTATTATCACGTCTTCCATTGTTTCTCCAATGCGGGCAACTCTATGCCTCCTTCTGCCGCCAGCCTGTAAATTGTCTCTATATATTCCGCGTATAGAGTGCGTGACATTTTCTTATATTTATATCGTCCTGCGTCGTGGTCGTATATTTTAGTGGTAGTCCTGGTCGGCATCCAATCTATCCGATTATCAGGAAGCTCCCGCTCGATGTAGCCGAAATGCTTGCCCAGGCACCATTGATGCAACTTCTCAGAGGTAACGGTAAGATCGCTCATTTCTATCCACGTTGTTAGTAGAAACCAGTGGCCGCACTGCTGCGACCTTGAGAATTGAGGTTTTATAAAATATACCTCAACTCCAAGACTGCCTTCCTTAAACTCTATTCCAAGAGCCTTGCAAACCTCCTTTCCTGCTATTGTACCAAATTTCACTTTACGTCTCTTTTGCTGCGACAAGAGAGCAACACGGCGCGTACAATTGCTTTATTATGGCTTGACCACCCACATAAAAACCCTGATGTGAAAACAATTACCGCAAGTATAATCATCCATGTATAGCTTAACTCTATCATTCCAGTTCCTCGCATGCTTTCAAGAACTCCCCTATATTACCTTGTATTTGACGACATAAATGAACTGCTCTTACGTCGTCAAGGTCAGGAACAAAAACACTCACTAAAGCATTCGCATACCTGAGAATCTTATCCTTATCGGTGCCTTTGAAAGCGTCAACCTTAGCATCAATATTGTTATCAGCCAGCCAATAAACAGCCTTCTTATCAGCCTCAAGATCAGCAATCTTTTTGTCCGCCTCGGCTTTATCGGCTTTCAACTTGGCCAACTCTTCAGCCTCCTTGTCTTTCTTCTTGCGGGAGTCAACTAACTCGGCCACCTTATACACAGTGGAATTCAAAACCTGCTTTGCATCTGGAAATAATATGCCGTAGTCGGCCTCGTCAAGTGTCATCGATTTAAGCGCAGACAACCTTTCCTCAAGCTCCCTAACGCTGGTCTCACTGTCAGCAAACGACAGGGTGTCAATTCCAGCAATTCGCTTTCGAGCCTTGTCCATGAACAAATTAGCAAGCCGCTCTTTCTCCAGATTGACCTTGTCATCCTCCTCCTGGATCGCTGTAGCGTGAGGTTTAATCATAGCCTGTATATCTTCCTTTAACACCTTGGCCTCACTATCTATCATCTGGCACATACGCAGTGGCTGCTCTTTTATCTTCTTGCGCGTCCGGTCAATTTTGTTGTATAGCTTTTTCCCTTTTTTAACCATCAGCGTTGATGCCTGGTATCCCTCGCTGGTTGAGGTATCAGGCAGGAAATTAGCCGATTGCTTGTATTCAGCTAATTCACCACTAAACTGGCTATAAACTTCAATTTCACTTTTCATGTTTTTCTCCGTCTAAAAAGCAATGTCATCGTCAAAACCATCAGCAATGTCAAAGCCAGGAGAATGATAGACGGCAGTAGCCTGCTTAGACTGTACAGGGCTTACATTGAAGAAAGGCTCTGCCGCTGCCTGAGGCGCAGCGTTCTTGCTCGCGTACGACTGAGAAGCTTGAGACGCTGGCAAAAGCTTGTCTTTAAGAAACCTTTTTATTTTATCGTAATTTATCGCCGCCGACTGATCCAGCACCTCGTTTGCCGTCTGCTTGGTAGCTGCGTTAAATGGAGCAAACAGAGCCATTTTTTCTTTCAGCTCTCCGGTACCGCCAATGTACTCCTCTTTCTGAAGAAACAGGCCAATAGGCTTGTGGCACAGGCAGGGGAACGTATCTCTCTCTACAGTGGCTTTAGAGCCGTCTTTCCAGATATCGATCTTACTCGGCACAGACTCCATGTTTTTTATCTTCAGGCAGGCCATAATCGCAGATAACGTCTTTAACCCAAATAAATCTTTACCACCAGCGCTTTTAACCCACAACGACAGGTATTTAGCGGTACCTCCTGCATCGGACTTGAATGACATCTCAATACCTGCAGTACCTTTTTTGCTAAGAGTAGCCACTGCGCTGGTAATATGCCCCACATAAGGGCCGGTCTCAGTGATAGGTAGTCCAGACCCAGACTGCCGAGCGTGATCAGAGTTCAATTCGTATGTTGTCATTTTCTGCTCTCCATTTAAATAAAAATTAATTACTTGTAATAATCTACTATTACTGCATCGACCATCGCCAAATCGTTTTCGATTTTATCTCCCTCGAACATGCCCATTGGCGACTTAACCGTGTCAAACCCGTTATTTTGTACCTTGAAAAAGTATTCTCCTTGAATTTTTACTGTGCGAAGAACAATAGTAAACATTCCCTCTAGCGTTATTTTGTCATCAAGCATCTTTCCTATAGTTTTTGCTTTAATGTTCCCCATCTCGTCCTCAGATGTATGCGACAAAATATATACCCTGCAATCATCAGGGGTGTCAATAGCTGCATTTATAACGCTCCATGCATGAAAGGCGATATCATTGAACTTGTCGAATCCTTTTTCGCTAGCACGATACATAAATTCATTGGACATGAGATACTGAAAATCGTCAATAACGATTATTTTAAATCCAGATTTAACGGCAGCCTTTATGCCACGCTTAATACATTCCCAGTTGTCTGAGACATAAACGTTTTTAAACGCTCCCTTAAACGGCATAGGTTGCTTAATGACCTGAATCAAAGCCACTTCTTCAGGTTTGAAATTAACCATTGAGTATGACTTTCCGGTACCTGTTTGTCCTAAAATAAACACTGGCATGCCCATTAGTATATATCCTCCCAGTTCTGCGGGCCATCTTCAGAGTCAATTACACCCTGCATATAACTCATCACGACATCTGCCACACGCTCACCTAGACTCTGAAATTTGTGCCTGGAAATACTCCCCATGTCATCCGCGTTATATTCAAATGCAAGAATAGTGTCAACTATTAACTGAGACATTTCATTTTTTGAAAGCTCAGACAAAGCATCCATAATAACCTCATGATTCCCAGCCGCCTTCAGGTAAAGTTTCGATCTAATACTAAACTTTATTTGCTCCCGTTCTGATAAGTCAGACGCCTCAACAGAGGCCCGATGCATGTCTTTTTTGTCTTCTTCAAATTCGATAAGCTTATCTTCATTTTGGTTCATTTTCTCTCTCTCCTTTGCTTGAGCGTCTAATTATACTTGTATGTATTTTAAATACAAGTGCTATTTTAACTTAATTATGCGTGTATAATGCAAATTCAATGTATTAATCAGGTACAATTATGCATAATCCAGTGTTAACAAAACATTACTTGAACCTTGGGTATTCCCTGATAGACGGCAGGATACAAATCAACCCTAATCGCCCTATCAAGAAAGTCCCACAGTCAAAAGGCCAGCCGCACATAGGCCCATACTGTCGACAACTAAAGCCCAAGCTTTTCCCTTAATCGTTTCAATGCCGACATCCTTTCACTCTTGCTTTCAGGGGCTTCACCTTGAGATGACTCCTCTATTAGCTTGGGGATTTCAGGTAGCTTGTATCCAGCCTGAACTCTTTCGACCGTAATGCTGTATGCAGCCCTAAACATTTGCTGGTGCTGGTTGCCGGCGCAGTTTTTAAATCTAAATGCATCAAGCCTTAGATATGCGTCATAAATAGCCGGATGCACCTTGCCCCAGTCTTTAGCCCCGCCAGTGTTAAGCATTTCACATATGGCTATGTACGCCTGCCCAGCGTTAGGCAGACCCAGATCATCAGGAGATGTTATACACGCTGCCCGGAACTCAGGTGCAGTAGGAGGCCATTTACCACCAGACAACACCAGGCGTTCTAATCCTCTGCCAAGGTCGGTAGGTGCCAGGTCTCTCAGGCATTTAAACCACGCGCCATCCTGATCAACCTCAACGCCGTACGAAGACGTAAACAGCGTTCCATACATCGACGCAAACGTAAGCCATAGTTGATCAATATGATGGGTCGTTATACGTTTGCCCTGATCTGGCTCTGATTGCTTCCGCGACTTCCATGTATGCAGATTTGCTTGAATTATGTCTTTTACCTTTTTCATAATCATCACTCACGTCAATTACTTCGTTTTTCCAGCGCTCGCCGTTTAACCATACAGACGGGGCACATATAAACTGCTTGTTGCTACTGAATGCATTACCGTCAATCTGATCACTCAAGGCATCCATTATGTCCTCATGAGCCCCGTGGTCTTTAACGGCCCTCTTATAGGCCTTCAGTGCATTCTTTCGATTCACCTTTTTCGGGTAAAGCCTGTAGAACTCCTCAAACATCTCGTCTAAATTTAAAGCTACCATGATTCATGGCTCCTCCCTAAATCTAAACCCATCAGAATAAATCTTCACTTTTCCTGTTTTTATAAGCGTCTCCTCTAAATCGATCAGCATATCAAATCCTATAACTTCGTAGTTTTCAAAATTTCTTACAGTTGACGGAGAGCAATTCGCGGATTCAGCCATCTGTTTACGTGTCCATCCAAGACATGCTCTAATTGCCCGGCATCGGTCAGGTGTTAAGTTAGTTGATTTCATCTTTACCTCATTATTTACAGTGTGAAACAATTTTTTTAGGTGTACTTCCGTATGCGAATATCTCTCTAACCACGTTTGATGGCACGTGGAATGTACCATACATATCCTCGTACTCCTGCATCATCATGTGATAGAGCAATTTTTCTAAGTCAGCCGTCCAAGCAAAAGAAAAGCTAAAATAATACTCAGCGAATTCCTTTTTTGACCTTCCTATCAATTCGTGCTCTTCAGCGGTTAACGGTAATATCCAATACTGACCGATATGCACTTTATTGCTTTTTGCCGTCTCCCCCAAGACATGGTGTATCTGCACGTTTGAAGTTGCCCCTGAGATACAACTCCCAAGACTTCTTACTTTTTCCTCGAATTCACGAACAATGGTAGATACGTTGTTGCCTTTACTTCTCATGGTCGACGCCTTCTACCATCTACCCTGCACTTTGCTTGTCACTTTATAATTCCTTTATGTTTAAATACTTCGTTGATAGTATCGCCTTGCTCTGCTCTGTACT